ATCAATTTGATTGAGAATGTAAGGTAAGCTTTCGATACCTGGTTGAAACATGTCCTCAAAGTATACCACATCTGCATGATTTAATTCTCCCGCCTTCATCATTTTAATTAAATTCATCATCTGGCTCATACCGTAGTATGTGCGACCATGTGCATCTAATACTTGACCAGTTACAATAGCTTTATCATTGCTTAATGTTTCCCCTGGCACAATGATATAATTAAAACCGCGCCGTTCAAACACAGCGCGGTTCCATTCTTGTAACTGTAATGTATATCGTGCCTTGTATGGTTCAAGACCCATATAATACAGTTTACGCATTACTTGCTGTCCTCTATCCAATTATTTTTTGGTTGTTTCCCTGCCAATTGTTTACTGTGTTGACGATATGAAAACTGTTTCATATCATAAAGATGTACCTCGTCATAGACATATCCATAATCTACGCAAAACTCTTTATACTTTTCTAAATCATCAAAAATTTGATGAACTTTTGGATTAGGTTGAAAGTTATATTTTTTCATTTTGTTTCCTTTAAATTGCAAGGTGTTGATAAGGTTTGTTTAAATTATAATGTATCTCGCAGCCGTTTTCATTATCTTCGGATACATTGATTACTACATTTCGGTTTGGATACCGATCTGCAATTCTTAAATAAAGTTCATCAGCCATCATTTCGCAGCTTTTGTAGTCCAGTCGCAAACAATTTTGTTGCCCTGAATACAGTGATTCCAACCATCGTTTGAATTGGATGAACTCGATATCACGGTCATTGTGGTATACGTCGATTGACACCCTAAAGTGAAAGATATGCCTGTGAGGATAACCAAGAAAACTAACATCTTGTAACCTAGGTTCTTCCAATGCTGCAGGATATTTATGTATTCCTTCTTTTTGAAATGTAACCCATATTTGTTTTTTAGCTTCATTTATGATCCTCTCTATTTTTTCTCGTTCTTCTTGAATCATCGATCATCTCCGTAATTTAAATGTTCATGCTCATGCTCCCATTGCAGCTTATTCAATCTGCTTATTTCATCTCTGAGTTGTAACTTACGTTTTTTCATATCTGTAAGTTTTTCTACTTCAACATGAGGATGATTACGTTCCATATCATCAATCTGGTTATTCAATACTTTATGCATTTCTTCTAAATGTTTAATCTTAGCTTTATACATATTACTCCTCTATTTGCAAAACTTCAGCATCATCTTGATAATCTTCAATTTCATCAGATGCTTCGTTATTTGTTTCCTTAACCTCTTCAAAGAGGTCATTAAAAAATGTCATAGAGTTAGTAGTTTTTTTACCACTAAATCCTTGACTGCCACTTTTAAATTGATCCCAGAACCAATTGTATTCTTCAATTATATCTAACGCACGTTGTCTATCTTTGCAGCCAATTATTTCATCAACTACATCTTTGAATAAAACACGTTCAAAGTTCTCATGCATTACCATTTTAGGCATGATACCATTATCATATTTTCTGTTTGCTTCTTGCACAGCAACCATATGCTGATAAACGTTATGTCCTTGAATCAATGTGTAACTTAATGTATCCCAACTTGTTTTGGTTTCTTTACCATGTTGACCTATGAAACCCTGTCCTCGATAACATAAATCACGCATTGTCATATTAGCAGTTATAGGACTGTTAGTAAACACTTTGTGGATACCATCAGCTAATACACCTGTCCTAAAATCACGACTATCGTTAGCGTAATTTTTATTTTCAGCAGTCTTTTCCATTTGATAAGACCACTTACCATTATGCTCAAATGTATTGTTAAAGTATGCCAACCCTTTTGCCGCACTAAAGAATGGGCTAGCACAGTCAAAACTAATTGTTACATTTGGATTCACATACTTACGCAACGCACGTTGTGTATCACTAAACACTAATGACCATTCTAGTATAGATGTGCCAAGGCAATGAATCCAATCATGAACTCCAGTTTGGAGTAAATCATCATGGATAATATGTACCAAACGTTTAAGAAAAAGACTGATATCAATTTTTGTTTGACCTCCAAATGCCCAACCATTGAAATGATTATCAGGATATACTTTAGGATCACAGTAATCCTTCATCTCCTGATACCATTCGTCACTTTGCTTGTGACTACGACCTTGCAATACATTTAAGAATTTGCATTTACCACTACGGTTCTCAATAAAATATTTGTTATTGATATGTGTAGCTTTAACTGCATCTTCAATAGTTTTGATACCATGCAATGAAACACCTGAACCTGGTATAGGATCACCGTTCTTGTCTTTCTTTAGAGTTTTTGGATCTTGTAAATGATAAGTGGTCAATGACTGTGATGGAATATCAAGAACCATACCATAATCCATATATGTGTCCATCCACTTTAAAACTTGCTCACGTTTCTTTTGTGCTTTAGGGCAATTAGGATTCTTCCAATCAGCAGGCCATTGACCTTTTAATATTTGAAATCCACCTGAGTCACCTAACAAGAAAGTACCACTCTCACGTTCGTGTACAATACTTTCACTATTATTTTGTTTAGTTGGGTCTAATTCAGCATGACCAGCACTATACAATGCCCACTTATATGGGAACAATGCTTCTTTGCTATTAAGAAAATTTAACGCCTCAAGATCGGGAATGCCTTGAGGTATACGCTCAAGGGGAAAGTAATTTTCACCTTTACGTTGCTTACCCAACCCAGTAATATAAAATGTACTGAGTGCGGGTAAAAACAACGCCCAATCACTATTATGTTTTTGTGTTAAGTTATCTTTTTCCATTAAGATTTAATCATTATTTACCTACTGCAGGAATAAGATAACGATAAATTGCTATGCCACTATCAATAGTAATTTCAAGTATACCTTTGTCTGCAATACGCATAGTTTTGTCTCCTGCCATGCTTAATACTTGAATTACTAGACTAACTGGAAATTGTAGTGTATTGCTAATAGTTCCAGTAACTCCAGGATAAAACACAAAATTGCCACTGTGAGTCGCTGGATCACCAAAATGAATTTTTAAATCACCGTTCTCTATTTTAATTTTAAAGTTTTGTTCTTCGCTATTTGCTTGTTGTTGTTTTTTAAGACGGCTTATACCTTCAACAGTAGGATTAAATTCAATATTCCAAGTTGCGCCCTTAAAAATAACTGTGCTAACTTTTTCTTTAACAATAGATTCTGCCATCAGTCTATAATCATTTACAAAATCACCTGTTTTATTTTCAAAGTGAATTGCTTTAGCGATATTACTATCACGTTTAGTGCTTATTTTCGCATTTTCATCATACTCGTCAAAACCTAAAATTGTTTTCAATTTGTTTAAGTTTGGCATACCAAACGTGCCAATAAACTCTGGATCAGGTTTTTTAAACAACCCTTCAATAATAATTCTGCCATTTTGATCTTGTGAAACTGCTGCAAAATTAGTCTCAGTATCAGTACCCATAATTTTAATCACATCAATATCACTAAGACCATGAATGTGTGAAATTAAATCTTGTAAATTGTCCTTCATATTTGTATTCTCCTTTGTAGTATTTAGGAATCAGTTGTGTGTATTATAATGGAATTTATTGCAAAAAGCAAAATGAATTTAACCGAATGAAAAGAAGTCATCAAACGTAGAATTCATGTCTGTGCTACTGCGAATATCCCAATTTAATACACCTAATAGATTATCAATTTTTTCATCTATTAATGTTTGTTCCATTGCTTCATCATCGAATGGTAATTCAGTAAACCATTGTGGCAATCTTAATTCGTCTGTTGGATATGCAATGCTTGTATATCCTAAAGGGTTTGATCTAAGTTTACATACCACAATTTTCATACCATCGACAATTTTTTGACTATAGTTATCACTATTTGCTTGGCGTAATCTATTCCAGTTCAATGCTGCACGAACATGTCCTGGCATGTTCGTTTTGCCTTGAGTTTTTTCTTTGTCACCATACATGGTTAAATTATTCACGCCCTTTGGACTACCCTTTGTCCAACTATCTTGCTTTCGCATATAGTTTTTAAACTCTTTAACCATTTCAACAACTTCATCACGTTCTGCTCCATCAAGGACTCTTTCTAGGACAGTCATTAAGAAATCTTGAACATATTTAGGAGTATCAGCACGTTTTAAATCTAAACCCATAGCCTTAATTTGTCCTGTATTTCCATTTACGTCTTTGCGTTTACCTTCTTTATCATAAATGTTTATAGCATAACGTTTTTTAGTTATGAAAATACTACGTTCACCGATAAGTTCACGACCTGCTTTTATTACACTACCATTCTTTCTTGGACAATGAAAGGCTAATTCCATAAAAGAGGGGAAACTATCATTTGCTTGTTCTGCGATTGAATCATACAAACCAATACATAATTCTTTATCCCAACTCAATTCATTATTTTCTATTTGCGATTTTAGTATAGGCAATGCACTGAAATAACAGCTATCAGTATCACCATATACGATTGCTTCACCTTCGTGATTGTACTCACCTGCGATAAGTTCATTAATTTTACTCATCATATGTTTAGTGATTTGACGACCACTTAATGTAACACTTTGACCTATGCGTTTATCATAGAATCTACAATGTTCATTAAGTAGTGCGCCATATGCAGAGTTGAGTAGAATCTTTCGGACTAACTGACGCTTATCCCAATACTCTTTGTCATAGTCGGTTGTTGATTCTTTTAGTTTCTTCTGCATTTCTTTACGATCACTATACCAGCGTGAGAGTAGACCTGGGATCACGCCTTCTTGTTCATATGTGAAAATAGTTCCGTTAGCACTTAGCATCCAAGGTTTATGACTGTCAAAAATAAGTTTCCATATTTCTGCTGCACTCATTTCAACACTACGACCATCTTCATAATCAACAGTCAACATAGTTCCACGTTCTTGATTTATTACAGCAGTATATTCTAATGAGCCAAACAAATTTTCCCATAGAATTGCACCCGTCACTGCCTCGTCATCATTTTTCCTACGTTTTTTTTCTGATGCAAGTCTTAATCCTTTTTCTCGCATGTAGTGATTTGTGAGAGTTTGCCTGATTTGTCCAACGATTGTTTCTGGGGCCATGTTAAGGGCACGAATAACCGAGGGATAGAGCGAGTTGATATCGACTGCTCCGACATATTCGTGCATTCCACGTTTTGGCGTAGCAACATAGGCACCTGCCGCGGCTTGTTCATCATCATTTTCCTTTCGTGATTTATCGGGAACTACTAAACCTCTTTCATGCGCTTCATTAAATATTGCTTGTTCAATCATTGCAACTGAACCCATTACTGTTGGCAATAAGACTGTGTTTTCATGTGCAAGTGCATTAGCCAAATCTAAAAATTTTAGTTTGTTATGAATTTTTACAAGCAACATTGTATCTTGGCGATTATACTCTAAGAATTTTTCCCAATCTTTGTTGTATAATTGATCAAGTGTGCCTTCATATTGTGTTTTGTTCTCACCAACTTCCATTTCACCAATGAAGTCTAGTTTATAACTATGGCGACTTTCATAATTGTATTTTTTATACAATTGTAGATAGTCCATATGAATTCTTCCGACAAGATCGTATGTTTGTTCCTCTTTTCCGAATCGTTCATAAGTTCGTGCTTTAGGTAATTGACCAAGTAAACAAAACTTTCTTGTATCATCTTTACTCATTACTCTAGTGACACGGTTTACCATATAAGGAATATCGTATCCTTCTGAGTTCCAACCAGTTAATACATCAGAATCTTCAATCAGTTGAAAAAAGGTATCAAACATTTCTTTTTCTGATTTGAATAACAAAGTATTTTCAAACTTTTTAGTTATTTCCCATGCAGTTTCATCACTCATGTGTTTTGGAGCAATACATAATGTAATTAATTGATCTAGCCAATCTAGATACATTGATATAGCAGTTACGGCATTGAATGGGTCGCTGGTAGGACTAAAACCTTTTTCAGGATCAAAGTCAACTTCAATGTCAAAGAAACAGGTGTGTAGTTTAGGAGGTTCTACTCCTAAATAATTATCACTAAGACAGCGAAAGACTACGTTAATATCACTTTCAAATAATTTCTTACCTGATTGGATACGTTTTTCTTTTTCAAATTCACTTCTTTTGCGTGAACTAAACCTACTTACTGAGTCACCGTAGATACTGCGATATTTACCTTTAGGATCACTATAGTAAAATACATAATTTGCCGGATGTTCACGATACGCTCGTTTGCCAGAAGCTGTTCTTTCTACGACAAAGATTTTATCGCTATCTCTGTCGTGAAGTGCATCCACATAACTCATTAAAGTGTTTTACCTACTGTTGTCAAAATGGTTTCTAATAGTTCTTGTTCTTGTTGTGTTTTGCCAAATTCTGCCTTGTGTGCGACACGAATGGCTTTTTTAAGCACTGAGGGTTTTACTTCTAATTCTTCTGCTACTGCTTTGATGGTATCACTGAGTCCACCATTCAATGTTTCTACTTCTTGCATTACTTGCATACCCTCATTGATAAGTTGGGTAAGTTTAAGTTTTTGATCTGCGGAAAAAGTTCTTGTGTCCAATTTAGACTCCTATAAAATGAATGTTGATTATATACTATTTGTTTCTTGTAAAGCAAGCTTTTGTTTATCCAAGATTAATTTTTTAACTAATTTAGGTAAACCCGGATTCACATGTAATGCGTGTGGTAATAATTCGTGCCTAATATAGTTGCGAATATATTTTGTGTCTGTGTTAGATTGATCTTCAATCCATCCGCAATCATGTCGTTCTGCCCAATCGATTAAATCAGCTTTACTTGTAGTTAAAAATGGTCTTAATACATTATTACGTTGTGTAGGAATTACTTTTGGATTGCCATGCATACATGACCAAATATATGTTTCGACACAATCATCTAAATGGTGTGCTGTAACAACAGGATTAGCCAATCTATCCAAAAATTTGTAACGCTCGTCACGCCAAAATTCTTGACTACTTACGCCCTCAGGGTAATCTTTAGTAAGATGACCAACTACTAGTGGTAATTGTCTTGAACCTGCAAAATCTTGCACAAAAGTGTGTGCCATATCACTTGTTCTTGTGCCATGATGAAAAAATGCTAATGTGATATCGTGCTTGCGGCGTAGGAAATCAGCAATGGCTACACTATCCACACCACCACTAAAAGCGATAACTAATTTTTTGGGTAGTGGGAAGAGTAATTTGATCATTTATGTACTATAACATAAATGGTTTAAAAAATCAATTAGTTTGGAACTTAGTAATCATTCTCCGCTGAATGATCTAGATTCATATACAACTGCCATTTACGATCTGGGAACTTGTTTGTATATGCATCTAACATTCCGTCCCAACTAGTATCCATTCTGTTTTGTATTGCACTTAATGAAACTGGATCATCACGCTCGTCCATTATTTGACCGTATTCAAAATCAATATCTACATCGTCACTACTAAGGTAATCACTCCAATCGTAACCAGCATAATCACTTGATTGGCTCGCATAATCTAAAGCATCAGAATCACTTTTTACTGGTTGATCATCAATAGAAATACCAAAATGTAGTTGATACTTTTCTCCAGGATGTTCAGGATGTTTAGGTATTGCAATAAGTAATGGAGCTATGCTTTCGTAATATTCAAACATGTTATTGCCTTTCGTTGCAGCAGTACACCAGCGTGTGCCTTGCCCATAATAACATGATGCAGGTTCATCCTGTGGTACTATTACTCTCCAATTTTCATCATCATATAATGTAAAAGAAGTACCTTTATCTTTTAATTGTTCTTTTTCAGGATCTGGATACTCATCCAATACACTCATAAAGTCACCAAAATTATTATATTTGTTGATGTCGTTGCGTGGACTTGGTATTTTCTTACGCTGAACTAATTTGTAAAATTTTGTGAGATATTGATACAAATAACCATCTAATACATCTTCGAGTTTTGTACTAGCATCATTCGCATATGTTCTAGCTATCCACTGTACATATTGTTTGTTAGGTGTAGGATCTGCCTCTTGAAACCTATCTAAGGCGAAACCTAATAATTCTTCTGGATTAATTTGTTGTATTGGATCATCACCGTAAATTCGTTGAACAGTACGGTCACTTAACATTTTTTTATGAATGGCTGCACCTAAACTTTGTGCAGTTTTGTTACGATCATACTCTAATAAAAATTCTGTTGCTCTCATTTTTACACCTAATCTTATGCTACCTGAATTATAGGTTCTCTACCACCTATCATAGGTTTGTTCCATACCGTTTTAGCTATATATATTTTACGTTCTGGATTTACCGTTATAAACAATACATATAAATCATTTGTATTATCATGTAAATAAAATCTTTCACCGGGGCTATAATTTTTAATTTTAGCCTTAGCTTTAGGCAATTTATTAATAGTTGACATTACCTCATCTTTAGGAACATTTCTTTCCTCCATTCTTACAAGTAAATGCACATCAATAGGTATTAAATAATTACCTACTTGCATTTTATATGCAATTTTTCTAGGTTCTTTTACTTCTTGTAGGAACTCTATTGCTCTCATGATTTTAACCACAAGACAAAAGGATCGTTCACTACAATAGTACCATTTTCTCTTTGCATATAATTACCACGATGCAAATCTATATTATATCTATGTTTTTTAGCAAATTTCGCTACTGCATGAACTGTTTGTAGCAAACCTATAGCTTTGTTCTTTCCGCCAAAATATCTTATAACACTCTTGATATCATATTGTTCAGGATCGTCACCTTCCCAGCTGTCATGGGTGCCCCACATTGCTAATTTATAAAATGCATCATTATAATTATTGGCGCCGGTTCTTTTAAGTGCATCATCAATATTGCCTACTAAATATGCAACCTGGTCAGGTAATTCTTGTAATGCTTCCATTCTAGCCTGAATATAGTTTTTACCTTGAAACTGAAAACTTTCAAAGCCACTAAATTTAGGTAAGTGCGGATTGGCTCGATTTTTATTACAATAGTTAATCCAATCAATGAACATTCTTTGATCAGGGCTGAAATCTTTTACACCTTTACGATATCCAAATACTATTAATACTTGTCCTGTACCGGGTTCTAGGTATGCTTGTTTATCAATACCACTACCTAAATATTGATAACCTTTTGCAGCTAAAGCTTGTCCAACACCAACGTGGACTTCACCAGCCATTTCATCAAGGTCATTGGCAAATTCATTTAATCTCATTGAAATATCTCCGGATGCTTTTCACCGAATATCTTAATAAACTTACCTGCTAATTCATCTGCTTCACGTTCAATGGGGCTGCCAGGATAACTATCACCTGGTTTTATTTTACCTAATTCACTTTGACGCACATGAACTAATTCATGGAATATAGTTCGAAAAATGTCTACTAAATTACGGTTCTTAGCATACACCCAAACTTTATTATCACCCTCTGTATGACGACCTGTATGATGACCTTGCTGCGCCTCCTCTGTATCATAGCTTAATTCTATTTCGGGATTACTTTCAAGTTTTAATACTCGTCTTGACCATTCTACAAACTTTGGAGTCATTTCTTCTGCATTGACTTTCATTACTGCTTCCATTATTTGTTTATGTTCAGATATTTTTTCTTTTTCTAAAAATGTGTCTGCAAATCCCTTGCATAACTGACGTATTTTTTCATTTCGTGTCTCACGCACATGAAATGTTTTGTTCGTGTAATTATTACTATCGTCTTGGCTAGGATCTTCGTATCCTACATAAACTTTATGTACACCAATGCTTTCTATTAAATCTGTACAATCATCACCATAACGCTCTTGCATCATTTCACTACATGGGCTTAAAGTAGTAATTATAATACTGCCAGCTGGAATGTTACCATATTGATTCATGTATTTTTCAACTGCAGCACGTTCTGCATGTACCCGGTCTCCGTCCTTATCGTAATTGACAGCACAAACTTCTTCGTCTTGAGTATCAAGCACACATGCTGCTACCATACCGTAATATTCTGGATCACGCTTTTGACCGTCAATAATCATCTCACACAATTTTGCGAGAATGCGATCTAACTTTTCTGTATTGTGGATTTTAAAGTCTGAAATACGCATAATTAGTATTTATGCGTCTTTGGTCATACTCGCAGTTTAGCTAATTTAAAGAAACGTAAAATATGTAGATATATCCAACCAATATCTAATTCAAACCAACGATTGCTGAGTTTAGGGTTAGCTGGATTTAGATGATGGTTGTTGTGTAATTCTTCTCCACCTATAATAATGCCCAGTGGACTAATGTTTTTGCTTTGATCTTTTGTATCACCGTTGCGATATCCCCAAAAATGTCCTATACCATTGATAACACCTGCTGCCCAGAAGGGTATCCATAGCATTTGTACCCCCCATATTATGGCGCCCACCCAACCGAAGAGTATGATGTTGAACAAAAAGAGAATAGTAATGCCAAGTCTGCTGTGATTAGAGTATAACTTACGCTCAATCCAATCATCAGGAGTACCAACACCGTAAGTATTAACCATTTCTTTATCTTTACTTGCATCATGATATAGTAATGCTCCTTTAAGTAATACACGCCATATACCATAGTGTACTGGGCTATGTGGATCTCCTTCTAGTTCACAAAATCTATGATGTTTACGATGTATTGCCACCCATTGTTTTGTAACCATGCCAGTTGTTAGCCATAACCAAAAACGCATTAAATGAGATATTACAGGATGAAACTCTATTCCTTTATGTGCTTGGCTACGATGTAAGAAAAGTGTTACGCACACGATTGTAATATGTGTGCAGATAAGTGTATATAAGATTTCTGTCATAAAATAGATAAATAAAAGTGTAGTTCGCGGAGCGCCAACTCCCAACTACTCTAACATTATGGAGCAATGTCAGCAATGTATTTAACAAACAAATATACCACTACTTATTATAAGATTATAGATAGAGCCATTTTTAGGGATTTATCAGGATATTCAGAAAAACATCATGTAATTCCCAAATCTTTGGGAGGTACAGATGAATCATCAAATATAGTTAGGTTAACAGCCAAAGAACATTTTATATGCCACTTGCTGTTAGTTAAAATGACTACCGGAACACAACGGTCTAAGATGGCTCAAGCTGCTTGGATGATGGTTTCTACCAGTTCCACACAGAATCGTTACAAAATAACTGGAAAAACTTATCAATTTTTAAAAGAAGAAATGTCACTTTCAAAAAAAGGAATCACTACTTGGAATAAAGGCAAGAGTCCATCTGATGAAACTAAGAGAAAACTTAGAGCAGCTACACTAAATCACTTAGTAAAACAAGGTAAACTTACAGAGGAGGAAGCTGCTTTTAGAAATTCTCAACCCCTTGGCCCAAAACCTAAAGATCCTAAGAAAAAAAGAAAATCAGCAAGTGGTTGGAAATGGTCAGAAGAGGATAGAAGAAAATTATCTGAATCTAGAAAGGGAAGAACACCTTGGAATAAAGGAAAGCGCCGCATTTGAGACTTCGGGCACGACTCCGTTGTCTAGGGTTGCGGCGTACCCCCTCACGGTCCTAAGGTGAAGTCTTTATTTCACAGGTTCTAGTCCTGTTTATTGTTCCGTCTGGTAAGGTTTCTTCTTTCCAAGCCGTGCAAACTTGTTCTTCTTTAGTTTGTTTCTCTGCTTTAATTTTGTCTACAGTGTAACTTGCAGTCATCCAGCCCATTGCACTAAAGAAACCCCATACGATCATATATGGTATTTCGCCTAACATAAATTAACTTAATTTGTCTAATGAAACTACGCTATTATCACCATACGCTGCTTGTAATAATGCACGTGCTTGTGATGCATTATCCGCAAACACAACAGTATTTACTGTACTAGAATTGCCTCCAACTTTTACTTTGACTCTAGCTGAGTATTTGTTAATCTTTTCTAAAAACTCTTTGGCTTTCATTAGTGTTCTCCGTAAGGAACAACTGGGCGATCATCGTCTGGGTTAGTATTTGGATCCATTATGCTCTCTCACGTTTAAGAATACTACGAATGAACCAAGCTTTCTTGCCATACAAGTCTTGCAACTCTGCTAGAAAGTTTGCAATACCCTGTTGTCTTTCATTCGTTGCTTCGTCAAACATAGGTATAATTAATTCAAGCATTCTTTCAATGTCACTTAATGTTTCCATAAACATTAATTCTGCTCTAGGAATCTTTGTCTGATCAGGAATGATAGTCAGTTCACCATAACGCTGTAAACTACCAGGTGTATAATGACCTAATATTCTTACATACTCAGCAATTCTATCAATTGTGTTGTGAACATCATTGTAAAGATTATCATAAAATTCATGATATTGTGGAAAATCGCTACCTTCAATATTCCAATGAAAGTTTTGTGATTTGATTGCAAAGCTTTGTGTACTTGCTAGTAATACTTTTAAGTTGTCTGATAGCATTTTAATGTCTCAATAATAATGTACTTAATACGTTTGGATCGTTGGCACTTATATCACCTTCACCAGGTGCGACTATAACATTATATTTTAATCCACCTGTTTTTGGTTTTGATGTGTACTCGTCATATGATAATATTGAATTTGGGCTTATGCCATATGCCTGTCCTAAACGCATTTTTAATTCTTTTAGCTTGTCGGGTTGCACTTGCCACTGCCCTGCTTCACCCTTAATCAAATTACCCTTTTCATCTTTGACTAATAAATCTTGGAATAGTTTATCAGGAACAATGCGAGAATTCTTTGTACGCTCTAAATTTGGATCAGCCGCTTTAATTTGTTTTTCTTGACTAGTGTGAGCACCTTCACTCCAGTTGATAATAAAGTTATCTGGCTTCTGTGCAAGAGCAGCATTAGCCATTTTTGTATAAGCATAGAATTTAACTGTAGGATTGTCTCTCGCAATTTCAAATGCTAACCCTAAATATTCAGGACTAAAGAAGTCTCCTGCATCATGCCAACGAATAGAAACACTGTATGGACCCTTTTTGTATGTTGCACCTGCTTTTGCCTCTTTTGCAATTTCAGCATTTAGTTGTGCTTTAAATCCTTGTGGGTCATTTAATAAGAAAGTAAGAATTCGTGCATCGCTTAACCAAGGACCATCATATTGAATCTTGCCACCCTTCATAGCAAAGCAATCTACTTTACATGACCCTGCACCAGGACATGTATTAACAATAATAATTTCGTTTGTTGTCTCATCAACAGCAGAACCAACAAGTGCAGCGAAACCAATGTTAAAGAATTGTTCTAGTTCACCATTGCTATGTTTCATTTTTTCGTTCTGCTTTAATAGTTTAGCAGGACGTTGTTTCATCGCATCTTTTAGAGCATCAATATCATACTTCTTACCTTCAGGTGAATAGAAACCTAATACTGCGCTACGATGAATATATGGCATTCTATACTTGTCTAGTTTGGTTTTGCCGCTAATATACTTTTCTTTACCCTTTTTGTCTACTTTGGGCATACCTGTCTTTTTATCTATATCAGTAGTACCACGAATACGGTCTAGATAGTCTGTTAGTTCTTGACCTTTTAATTCACGTGTACTTGCTGGAAGTTTAGTAGCCTCATCAACTTCCTCATCAGGAGTTTGTTCTTGACCTAATTGACTTTTAGCAACAAATTGTTGCGGTGTCATTATCTGTATACCGCTTGGTGCTCCAGGTAATTGTGGTTCAGCACCTTCAAAAAGTTCTATATATTTCATTTGTTTGGCTCGCCTGTAACATAATTATGTAAACGTGTTTTTATTTCACCCTTTACATCGGCAGGAATATCCCTGTTTTGCATACCGTAAACTGCTCTACCAACTGGCAATGCAACATCACCGATACTCTTTAATACATCAAAAAGTTTGTTTGACTTTGGTTGTTCTTGTTGTTTATTATCAACAGGTTGAGGATCTTGTTCTTTTAATTTTCTATTTTTATAGAATTCTTCATCTTCTTCTTTCCATTTTCTTTCACGTTCTGCACGTTCTTCTGCTTGTCTAGCGATTAACTTTAACAATCTATCTGCACCAGCATCAGGATCATATCCTGCACGTTTTAATCCACGCTTAAATTTTTCACGTGCTGACAAACGCTCTGTTTCTTTTAAGTTTTGATCAATAGGTTGTTGAGTTTGCTGTTGTAATTGATTACGAACATTTTCATCTGGTATTAACATTGCTAGTGTCTCAGGATCTTCACGACCGGTTGCTTTTACCCCAGCTTGATAATTTGCATACTTTTCTGCATCAGAATATCCCTGACCTGAAGTCATTCTTCTGTCATAATCTGCAATATTTTGTGGAGTCCAGTTTTGTGCTTTATAGTTTGCCATGTTCTGTTGATACTGGGCTCTAGGCATACTACCTTGTTTGGATATACGTGTACTACCATCTGCCTGAGTACTTGCTTGCCAACCTTGAGGTACATTTACTGGTGCTGCAGGAGCTTGTTTTAATGGCACACCTCTTGGACTATATTGTTGAGCTGGATACTGTTCTTCAACTTGATGATCTACCTCACTTTGTATTTCAAGCATATCTTTTTTACCTTCAAGATATTGATTAACTGCCTCTAAATAATCACTTGCTTTAGTAATCTTTGCTTGAACCCAACCATCAAGTCCTTGTATCTCACTTAAATCCTTAATACTTTGATAAATGTCTTTAGCGTTTTCAAAACTTGATCTTAATTGATTACGGGCCATTTCTACTTCGTGGTCAGTACGTTTTGGCATTAGTTCAGTTTTAAATTTGATGCCTTGACCTGGCGCTAATAATAATTCTTCTTCTCTAAGTTTTGCTTCTGCCATACCTTTAAGAATGTTACTCTTTGTATCAATGCTTTCAGATTTTGTGCCCCAGTTCTTTGCACCTTTCTTGCGGCACTTAACTAAAGCTCCGCTTGCATATGCACTAGGCCAAACTTTGTAACGACTTTTTACTTTATAATAACAAGCATCTTTCTTTTCATTAATCATTTCTTCTGAATACATTGCTCCGCCGCATTCAGGACACATTTCATGTCCTTCCGCCACACCTTGTTCTTTTAACTTGTCTTGAATCTTTTTATATCGTTGAAAGTTAGCATCTTTATCTGCATCAGTTTTACCAAACTTTCCAGCATCCATCTTCTTATCTATTTCACGCTTGGCATATCCGGGAACAACCTTGCGTAGAGTCTGCGGTAAGCCTTCCGCCACATCTTGATTGTCAAGACTTGTGATATATTTTACTGCCGACTTCAAACCATTGAATTCTTCTGTAAATCCACGGCCTGGTCCATATCCACTCGCAATATATAAGCCTTCGGCTGTGTCAGGCAGATTCTTCACCACAAACCCAATCATTTCTTCGCCGCGATATATATGCCATTCTTTTATATTTCCGTCATCATAAATTTTGTTAACACTAACATTGGGTGTTACAGAGCCTTCCGCCACATCTTCATTCTTTGCACAACTACCAGGTGCGCCTGCTTTTGTGCCTTTTACTCTATGAAAGCCTGGCCAACACTTTAATTCATCAATTTGTTCTTCATTAGTTTTCTTTTTAGTAGCAACATTAATTGCTTTACCACTACGTTCTGGATTTGGATCTTCTCTACGCTTACGTGCTCCTGCACTTGCACGACCTTTCTTACCTAATGCGTGTGCTTTACTTTGCGGTAAGCATTTTGGTTTGCCCTCGCTATCATCGCCTCTAGCACAGTCGCCACGAATCTTGCCGTCAGGTCCGAATCGTACCCACTTTTCTTTGAACCACTTATGTAAGTTTTCTTCTAAACTTTCTTCTTCACGCATCATAGCAATTTTTTGTTCTGCTAATAATACTAAGTTACGCATTTCTTCTACGCTCTCACAATTCCAACGGCGTAATGCTTTGTTTATATTGCTATTTGGATCACGTGCTGTTTTTGCACTTGTGCGACTTTTCTTCATGCCACGCATTCTTGAGCAAAAACTCTTACGGCGTTTAGCACTCTTACTACCTTTTTTCAACTTACTTGGCTTTGTTGTGACTGCTGTTTGTAATTTACTACCTGGATTTTCACGGCGATATTGTTTTACTGCCTTACGACTCATACCAGATGTTTTGTCACGACGATTTGTTTTCTGCCAATCTTCTGTTACATCTTTGTTTTTTTCTATATGAGCCCAAATTGCTTCATGTGCGTCATTTAAATCCATAAATGGGCCTTTTGCCCATAATTTCTTACCAAACCTAACCTTTAATTCATCAGTATCAATTGTATTAGGGTTCAATGCGTAAGTTGAATAATGTTCGTCAGGTTCTTGCACAGCAAAATAAATTTTCCTGTCGTAATTGTCATCACCACCGTTAGGTGCATACTCGTTTAAGCCGCCTTCATCAATGTCTTTTCTTTTACCGTAAAACTCAGCATCACGCTTTGCAAATTCTTTTTCACGTTCTTTGCGTTCTTCTGCTTGTCTTGCAATAAGATTTAATAATCTATTCGCACCAGCATCCATATCATATCCTGCTCGTTTTACACCGCGCTTGAATTTTTCATGTGCTGATAGTTTGTGTGCTTCCTCAATATCCATTTCTTGAATTGGAACATCTTGGGGTTGTGTGGCTAAGTTAGTATCATCGGCATATTTTCCAAAATACTGTTGCTGCTGCTGTATGTTTGCTTGTCTTTCTGCGTCTGTGTAACCTTGTCCGGATGCCATTCTTTGAGAATAATCAGCAATTTTTTCTGGAGTCCAATTTTGAGCTTTATACGCAGCCATGTTCTTTTCGTATTGATCTCTCGGTATACTACCTATTTTAGATATACGTGTGCTACCATCTGGTTGAGTAACTGCTTGAAAGCCTGCTGGTACATTTATTGGGGCAGGCGCTGCTTTTCTTAAAGGGACGCCTTTAGGAGTATACTGAACTTGCTCATCAACTTCATCTTGTATCTCAAGCATTTGTTTTTTGCCTTCAATATAATTATTGACTGCATCTAAGTAATCACTTGCTTTAGTAATCTTTGCTTGAACCCAACCATCTAGTCCTTGTATCTCACTAAGGTCTTTAATGTTTTGATAAATTCTTTTTGCGCTTTGTGCTGCAACACGCAATTGGTTACGTGCCATTTCAACTTCATGATCATTTCTTTTTGGCATTAGTTCTGTTTTAAATCTTACACCTTGACCAGGTGAGAGTAATAATTCTTCTTCACTTATATGTGCTTCACTCATTCCTTTTAATATGGAACTTTCTTTTGTTACAGACTTTGCTTTATCCATATATGTTTTAGGATCTTTTTTATCCTTAGGTTCCTCAGCTGGTTTGGTATCCATTGGTTTCTCTATAGGAGTTTTTGGAGGTGTTGCACCTTGATCGGTATCCATATATTCATTCATTTTTGGATTTGGTTTTTGTTCTTCACGCCTTCTTGGTTCTCTTGGAATCTCAGGAATATCAATATTATTTTCTACAGCAACAACTGCCTTACCCATTGGATTTGAACCTCTCCCTGTTCTACTCGGACGCATTTTATCACCACTTCCACCTATATGTTTACTAGCTAAGCTAAGTCCAGGCTTACGTGGTCCTTTACTTTTCTTGCCTTGAACTATTTCACCACCGCTTTTTACAAAATCCTTCAT